CCTAAAGTCTTGGCCGCTTCATCAAGCCCTACAAGCGATGCTACAACAACCGCAAATGGGTATAGTATTAATCCAAACAATGCAAACCATGTCATATTTCTTTGAGCATCACGCATTGCATCTGCATCTTCAAGCTCTTTACGCTTTGCATCAAGATACATATCATGTTCTTCGTCAGATACTTTACCATCACCGTTGGTATCGGCTGGATGATCTAACTTCCTAATTACTTCTTCAGACATTATTGTCTCCTTTGTTCCTTTTTAACTCGTTCGTTTTCTTCTTTAACCCAATCGCCTAATAGGGTAACATATATTTCACGTTCCCAAGGCATCATCTGATCTAATTCTGTTAAGCTCCAGTTATGGTGCTGTATCATCGCAAAGTTAGTTCTATAATAATTAACTAAGCTATCATGAGAGAGGCCTATGTAAAAAAACTTTGAAGACCTCTAAGCTCCTGAGTATTATTTTTACCACATGATACACAATCAAATTCTATATCGTAGGATAATGATGGCATAGTATTAAAAAACTCTGACACTTTTGATAACTGGTCGTTGTTTAATGAATCCAGAAAATCTTTTAAATCAGAATCCTTTTCGCCTGATGCAGGATATACACCATCATCATCGAATATAGTATCAATCGATGATAACATAAGATCAAAAGCTGCATCTAATTCATTAGATTTCTTTTGAGCTGATCCTACATCTGCGTATGATGGATATTTCAAAGTAACACCTACTGAATCTGTCAACATAACTATTTTTTTATCATTATTAATCTCTGGTGTCTTAATATCAGCAAAGTTAATTTTAATATCATTAGTAGCACTACAATCATCACACTTAAAGTTTAAATCAATAGATTCCCCTACTGATTTAGATCTTAGTGCTAAAAACAATGTCTCTACATCAAACATAGCCAAATCATCTACGTTGATGTCATCATGTACACAAGATTTAATAACGTCTTTGGTAGCATTCATGATTTGTTTTTCATCATTCGTCTCCATAGCCATCATTAATATCTTTTCTTCTTTCACTAGATATGGCCTATAGCTTACTGTTTTACCTGTTGAAGGTATTACTATATCATATCTCGCATTATTTAACTTCGGTAAAGCCATTATATATTCTCCTATTATATTAAATTATATTAAATGCCAAGTGTTGCACCAATGACGTTAGCGGACGACTTAATTGTGTCTACAATATCTTCTGGTACATAGTTTTCGTAACTCAATGTCACACTCATTTTTTGGATAGTATTTTCTGCGTTACTATCTAACGATACTGCATTTACAGTGACTGGAAAAGCTCCTTCTAGTCTTACACTATAAATTGGTATATTCTGCTGATTTAATTGTTGTATAACTATATCAGTCGTAAAATCTTTTTTGTAACCTACGCTATATCTATCGAGGTCAACGATACCACTTAACCAACTATCCATTAGCCTTTTGATATAAAAATCATTAGTTAGTATGAATGACATAGTAACATCTTCGTTAATTACGCCATATGGTACTTTAATTGCTTGTTTATCAGCGGTGTATTCTATTGTAGTAATCTGTCTACCAGGTAGCTGCACTGACTCACACAATATTGATATATCTCTTGGATCAGGTATCATGTTTTTAACGCTACCGCCGGATAAAGCATTCTTTGCAATATCACCTACTAATGATCCTACATCTTTATTAAGCAAAGACCTAAGGGTGTTAGATGTTGGAGGTGTAAACAATACTTGAAAGCGGTTTTGCATTGCAACTCCACCTTTTTTTGCTATTGTAGCTTTTAAATTGTCTATACTGTTCATGATGCGTATGAATTCCTTGAGTATCTCCAGACTGACTCAGATTTAATCTTACTGAACTGTTCAACTGGTAGAAAGATTGCAATTTCCCATTCAGTCATCGGCACTCTTACTATTCGTGACTTCACATGGTCCATAAGATAATGTTTAAAACATGGTTTAAACTCTTTATATTTTTGCACACCTTTCAATGTATTATATCTCATTCGTGTTAATCGTGTGCTATCTGACATATTCTTTGGACCTAATTTCATTAGCTCATCAAGGAATCTTGCACGTACCGCTGGTGATAAGTAATGGAGATTTAGTCCATAGAATCCACCCTTTGCAGGCTCAACCATAATCGTAAGAGGGAATCTATCATAGTATGGTAGCTCTGCCTTATACTTAGGGTCATAAAAATACATTATCATGTCACCTGTCTTGGGTATATTGACGGTATCTAATGCATTATCTTGCAGCAATTGCTTTCTATTTACGTCAGATAATTTCTTAACGTTGCGTTGAAACCATTGCTGAGACTCCTTCGTACGAGGAGATACTCCAGCCCTGAATGCTTGTGCTTGTAATGTGTCGAATAAACTTGCCATGATACTATTTATACTATCCTTTCAACACTTTGATACCTAAATTGCGTAAAGTATCTTCAGTCCATATTTGAAACTTCCAACCCTTATGCTTGGCATACTGCTGTGCAGCATTCCATTTAGATGTATTCTTGATGTATGTGGTTACCTCATTCAAATGCTTCTTGGTCTTACGTGCAGCCTTGGGAGGTACTGTCTGCTTCTTAGGCTTGATTTCAACAAGGATAATCTCACCATTGGTCATTTCAATAAGCATATCAACGAAATAACGATGCAGCTTATTATCAGTCTTGCACTTATATGGTACAACAACCTCTTCACTGTTCCATGCACGTACCTGTGGATTAGACTCTGCCCAACGGAATGCATTGCGCTCCCAGAGTGATCTATATGTCACCTTGGTAGGATCACCAACGTATTTCTTTTTGTTCTTTACTGTGTATTTGCCCTTGTAAGCCATATAAATAGATCTATAGTTATTAAATGTATTACTATTTATAAAGGTAAAAAGGCATATGTCACACACAATTTTAACATTCCCTGAGACTCTGAGGTCAAAAGTATCCGAACAGGGATTTCCTCATGTCTCATTTTCAATGGCCAGAGGTGCAGTAGCCGAATTCACCGATATTCACCTATTCATTCCACTTGGTATGAGTTCAAATGATAGTATGAACTATGGTGGTTCTGAATTAGGAGTGGTTGGTGCAATTGCAAGAGATAAAAGACTTGGTGGTACTAAGGAAGCTTCTTCTGCCGATTTTATTGCTAAAATGATAGGCAGTTTTAAAAAAGGTGGTGGTATCTCCGCTGGCCTTGCAACAGCAACAGAGCTCAAATCAGGCCTTGTTGTCAATCCATATACTGCCACAACCTTCGAAGGAGTCAATGTAAGATCATTCGAATTTTCATTTAAGCTTGTACCAACATCAAAAGAAGAGTCATTGACTGCCCATAAGATAGAGAATGCATTTCGCAAATACATGTATCCAAGAGAGAAAGGAGCAGGTGCTCTTGAGTATCCACCTACATTTCGTATTGAATTCATGTCAGGTGGCACACCAAATAAGTATATGCCACGTATTATTGATACATATCTCACATCGATGGCCACAACATATAACGCAACAGGCAATGCATTTCATACAAATGATGGTGTATTGGGTGCAGCACCAACAGAAATAGACATTACAATGACCTTCCAAGAGGTAAGGGCAATCACAAGAGAAGATCTATATGGCGACGATCTAATATATAAGGATGGTTACGAATCTGCAGGCCATGTTGTAGGTGCACCGGCTGATACTCCTGAAGAAGCTGCCGGATATATAAGAGGCCTAAAGAATGACTTAGCACAAAAAGTGAAGCGTGAAGCGCCAACGGGAGGAGAATAATATGAGTTACTTCAGACAGTTTCCAAAGCTTGATTACGACTTCGATCGTAATGGTATCTTGCAAAAGGTGGTCAATATCTATAGGGCAGCACGTCCATTAGATGCATATCTTGATGATCTTAACGCATATGCATTCTATGATGTCAAGAATGGCGAGAGACCAGACATCGTATCGCAACGCCTATATGGCACAACACAGTATTACTGGACCTTCTTCATCGTAAATGACTTCCTACATGATGGTCTTGCTGCCTGGCCTATGAGCCAAGAGAAGCTACATGCCTATATGGATGAGGAGTTCGCCGGAACAGTGGTCACAACCAACCCAAGGGTACAAGATTCACCTGATGCAGGTGTGACATTCGACTATCCTAATAGCCTATCGGGTAGATTCCAGTTAGGAGAGACACTGACAGGTAGTACGAGCGGGGCAACCGGCACGTTGGTCAAGAAGAATGCGGATATGAATCAATTAGTCTTGCAAGATGTAGTAGGAACCTTCGTTGGGTCATCCTCTAATGGTACCGTAGAAAAATTAACAGGCAACAAATCAGAAGATAGTGTAGATACGTATGATGTATATCAGTATCTGGACGCCCCACATTCATATTTCCGTATGATTGCAGACAATGTAGCGGAAGAAGCACAATATAATTGGGCAAATGGCTTCAAGTATAGTGACAGAAGGGTAGAGAGTAACAATGTATTCATACCTGGAGGCACACCACCATCCGAGCTAGAGTTTCAAACAAACAGATCATTCTTATTCGAAGTAAATGAGGCAAGATCACAGATAAGAGTAATAGATCCTAAGTATATCACACAGTTCGCAGACAAGTATGAGGCAATAATCAACGATGAGTAGAGTCAATAGTAAGCTGGCCAATGGCTCTGATGCATTAGTACCATCATCATATAACCTGGCAGAGGTAATACTCACACCCAGTAAGGGTGAAGCGCGCAATATAACAGACCTGGTAGGGCAAATCAGTATAAGAGAGAGTCTCTATGCAGGATCATTGCAATGTAGTATCAATATACTGGATGCTGCAAATGTGCTC